CTTGCTTTTCTTCCCATCGCTACTATTCCTGAGCTCGAAACTTGGATTCAAACCTGGGCCTTTAATGAAACGATTCATAGCCGTAGTTATACTCACATTATCCGTAATGTTTATAGTGACCCTAGCATTATATTTGATCAGCTCACGGATATAAAAGAAATTGTAGATTGCGCCAAGGACATCAGTCGGTATTACGATGATTTAATTGAAACAGTGCAATACTACAATTTGTTAGGATACGGCATTCACACTGTCAATGGAAAAGAAATTGTCATCGATCGCAGAGATCTAAAAAAGAAATTATGGCTGTGTCTTAACAGTGTTAATGCACTAGAAGGAATCCGTTTCTATGTTTCATTTGCTTGCTCATGGGCATTTGCAGAATTGAAAAAGATGGAAGGCAATGCCAAAATTATCAAGCTTATTGCACGAGACGAAAATGTTCATTTAGGGTCTACGCAAACCCTTCTCAAATTGCTTCCACAGGATGATCCTGATTATGCTTCTATCAAAGAAGAAACTCGTACAGAATGTGAGCAAATGTTTTTAGCAGCAGCAGCACAAGAAAAAGCCTGGGCCAAGTATTTGTTTAAGGATGGAAGCATGATTGGTCTCAACGAACAACTACTCAGTCATTATGTTGATTGGTTGACCTGCAAGCGTATGACAGCAGTAGGTTTAGACTGCGGTATGAAACCCGGGTCGAATCCTTTGCCATGGACACAAAAATGGATTGCGGGTGCCGAAGTTCAAGTGGCACCACAAGAAACAGAGATTAGTAGTTATGTAATTGGTGGTACAAAACAAGATGTTGATAATAATACGTTTAAAGGATTTAGTTTGTAATGGTTACCGTTTATTCAAAAAATAATTGCCCATTTTGTGTAAAGGCAAAAGCGTTGTTAGAAAGTCGAGGAGTTCCATACACCGAAGTTAATATCGAGAACGATCCAGAATCACTGCAGATGTTGTTAGATAAAGGACTAAGAAGTGTTCCACAAATATTTCATGGTTATGAATTAATAGAAGGTGGGTTCAATGGTCTTGCTAAAAAACCAGCAGAATTTTTTCAACTATTGAAAGGTTAAAATGTTAGTTTCACGAGGTTATCAAGAAGGAGACATTGTTAGTTTTAAATTAACTAACGGTGATGAAATTGTAGCAAAAATTATTAGCAGTGATGCAGATTCATATGAAGTAGCAAAACCTTGCACGGTTATGCCTAGCCCGCAAGGAATGGGTCTAATTCAAAGTTTGTTTACAGCAGACAGTGATATAAATATTAGGATCAACAAAAATCATGTTATAATGCATGCACCAAGTATAGATCAAATGCAAAAACATTATATCAAAACCACTACTGGTATTGAACCAGTTACTCGCGGGGGAATAATTACCTAATGCCCGGAGTAGCGAGAAAAAGTGGAACAGACACAGTTGCAAGTCCCGACGGCTCAGGTGTGGGATGTGCAAGTCCTACCACCCAGGCAACCGATATCGGATCTGATGATGTTATAGTGAATGGTATTGGTGCAGTCAGAGAAGACGATGCCATGAACACTCACCCAGGTCCTGGATGTAGTGATCACGCTCCTACATTAAGTACATTCAGTTCAACTGTAATAGTGAACGGAAAAGGGGTAGGACGATTAGACGATAGTTATAACGGCCATATCATATCTTCGGCCAGTACAGATGTGATTGCCGGATAAATCTTTTCAATAACTACCCATATATCTTGTAATTAACCAAAAAAAGTGCTATAATATACCATTATAATGGTGTTATAGCAGTTGTTTTCTTGTAAAATTCGTAGTTATATAAAACTACAACCTGAATTAAGGAGGAAGAAATATGAAACAACATTTACCAGGTCTGGTTAAATTTGTGACAATCGTTTTTGGAATGTGGCTGGCGACCCTTGCATTAACCACAGTCACCAAAAATAAATTTCAAGCTCTCGAAGCAGAGAAAGCCGAAATGCAAAAAGTTCGAGTAATAACTTCAGACGACCGCGCTCGTCAGTTGCGTTGCTTGACTCAAAATATCTATTGGGAAGCTGCCAGCGAACCATTTGAAGGAAAAGTCGCTGTGGCTCAAGTCACACTCAATCGTGCAGCCAGTGGGCAATTTCCCAATGATATCTGTGCAGTAGTTTATCAAAAAAATGTTATCTACTCAAAAGTGGTATGTCAGTTCAGTTGGTACTGCGATGGCACTCACAGAGTAAAACCAGTATATCAACCCTTGTACAACGAAAGTGCAGAAGTTGCCAAAAAAGTATTATTAGAAGGGTTCAGATTACCCAGTCTCAAACATGCAATGTATTATCATGCTGACTATGTTCAACCCGGTTGGGGCAAGAAGCCTATAGCCAAAATTGGGCGCCATATTTTTTATGGTAGTTAAGCAGGATAGTTAATGCCACTATTAACTTCAACTCGTAAAAAAACTCAAACTCAAAAAATGGAAAATTCAAAAATCGATTTTGATCGTATCAAGTATCAAGTGGTGGAGTTTTTCTCCACTCACTTTAGTAAAATCTCTGCAGAGACCATGGGATGGCTGGCGGCTATAGCATTGCATGCCGCTACCGTTCCTACCCTGCTTGCACTACTAACAGGACTTACAGATTCAACCCCTAGCATAGATGTGGTATTGTTTATGTGGTTGGGACTTGTACTGCTATTTGGTCGAGCAGTTATTCTCCGAGATTTACTCAATGTTGTTACTATTGGACTAGGTTTTGTAATTCAAGCTACACTTATGGCCTTGATCCTGTTTAAGTAACCATAAATAGCTAAAACAGGAGGCAGCAATGAGTAAACGCTTGGAAGTAGAAGTCGAAGATGCTGTGCTTGGTTACACAGATGAGATTGGTGAAGAAGATTATGGCTTCGTCTTTGATTCAGAAGGTAATTTGAAATTTGCTTTTGTCCCAGAAGTGTTACCAGATAAACCACCCAAATCTATTCAAAAAATCATGAAATTATTGGGAGTGATTGATTTACAACAGTTTAACGAAGATCTAACTCTTCACTGATTCTTCCATGAGCTCAATGCTGTCGATTGATCAAATTACTCAACTACATCTCGAATTGAGTACTTTATGTAATGCTAGGTGTCCGGCATGTCCTCGATATGTTCATGGGTATTCATTTAATGATGGTTACCCAGAGTGTAATTTGACTTTGGAAAATATTAAAAAAATCTTGAGTTCGGATTTTTTAAAACAGATAACAAACATTTATATAAGTGGCAACTTTGGAGATTTCCTAATGAATCCCGAAAGCCTTGAAATTTTAGAATATTTAAGAAATAGCTCACCAAGGTGTTGGATTACTGTTGGGACAAATGGCGGAGCAAAATCAGAATCTTTTTGGCGACGTGTTGCTGAACTAACAACCGAAGTTATGTTTTGCATAGATGGTTTAGAAGATACCCACAGTATATATAGAAAAAACACATTATACAAAACAGTAATGAAAAATGCCCAAACGGTCATGAACAATAATGGTCGAGCAAATTGGAAATTTATTGTGTTTGATCATAACAAACACCAAATTGAAGAAGCAAGACAGTTAAGCGAACAATTAGGATTTGCTAAATTTTTTGTTCACGATCACGGAAGAAATCAAACACCGGTCTTTGACAAATACGGAAATTTTGAATATTGGATTGGTAAAAAAGATTTAGAAGAATCTAATCAAAATCCCAAGATCGAATGGTTTCTCGAAGCACAAGTAAGAAAAGAACCTCCAACACATGACAACTATTATTACGGCACACCTGCTACTAAAATTAAATGTCAGCATATGGAAAAAAAAGAACTATACATAGCTGCCAATGGCGAAGTTTATCCTTGCTGTTTCATGGGTCACTATCCACATACATTTCAACGCAACATGAGCACATGGTACGGCCATGTTAATAATCAGGTACATGAGATTGCCAGTAACAATAATGCACTAGAGCACGGACTCGAAAAAGCAATTGAGTGGTTTTATAAAATTCCAAATTTATGGAATAAAAAAACATTTGGTGAAGGACACTTGCTTGTATGTGCATCCAGCTGCGGAAATGACAATCCTTATCAATTTGATAAAACATACGAGCATAAGCCACCTCCTTTGCTTTAAAACAAGTAGACAAATAAGATATTAATTGTTATTATTATTGGTATATTAACAGTTAATATTTGGCATGAAAATTGAATCCCTAAACAAATCAGCAATCATCAATATTGACTTTCCTTTCGCCCAGCATGGCATTTTAAGGGCCGATGGGAATGAGGCCAGTAGTTTTATCACAATCAAAGAACTGGTTGACCGAGCCAAACGATTGGGGTTTGATGCAGTATCGTTTGACACAAACGTTCCAATTGACGTTCAAACTGGCCATTTGATGCCTAGTATTCCAAAAACTATCGCATATGCGGACGAAAATAGAGACAAATCGTTTTCCGATGCAGTCTGGCAGGGAATTCAATATGCTGAATCTCTGGGACTAAAAACGGTAATCGACCTAAACATTAGGAACGCTTTGAACGATGTGTCAGTTATGTCAGGCAACGTTCCTGCAGCATTCAATACAAACATTTTTTTCAATTCAGTTAAAAACTTCGAGACTGAAATTGCAGCCCGAGCCCAGACGTATGGCGTTGATGCCATAACTATTGGGCAGATGAATTTTGGTTTTGACACAGAATCCTATAAAGCAAAATGGACGGAAGTGGTCAGTTCAATCCGGGCGGTGTACTCCGGCACCTTGCGCTATGCATCCAACATCGAAAATATTGATAATCCCATATGGAAACTGGTAGACGATATTCAAATATATCTCGATCCCAAATGGCCGTTGCAAAAAAACTATACAAAAGAAAATATTGCGCCCTTGTATCTTGCAAAGTACATCGATGGCAGACGGGAATGGAGTGCTAAAAGTACCAACGAACTCTTGGAACAATACAGGAACAAATACCCCGCTAAATCACTATCACTGGAGCTGCAATTTGCACCTGGGCAGTCGGCTGGAAATGAATTTGCTGATCCCTGGGGATATGTGTTCACTGCCGATCCTGGTAAAGAAAATGCAAACGATCAGACCAATCTAAAAGTTTTCCCCAATGAGCTGATTGATACCAAGCTCAATCGAGAAAAAATTGCAGGATTCTTTGAGTATTTGGGAAACTACCTGGCAGATGATGTAAGCAGTGTTCAGTATTGGCAGTATGCTCCATGGACAGAAGCAAACTGGATAAGAAATCCGCAAGATTTTCAAAGCCAAGTCTGGCAGTCGGTAGCACGAGCTGGATATGCTTTGAATTGGAATCCCGAAGCCGAGACCGCCCTGGCTGCTTATCTAAATCGTGATTGGGGATTTCGGACTCTGCACTACGGCACAGATCGAGCTGATAAACTTGTCGGCTCCGAGGTTAACGATAAGTTTTTTTACAGCGAGGGCCAAGATACTCTTGATGGTGCACTAGGAACCGATACCGTTGTTTTCCGGACAAGTTCAAACATGTTTGACATTTCACGATCTAACAACAATTGGAATATTCAAACCAAAAGTGGCCAAGATAAAAAAATACTAAAAAATATTGAACGAGTGACATTCGCAGACAAATCAGTAGGTTTGGATACTGAAGGAATTTCGGCACAGGCCTACCGTATCTACAAAGCCGCATTTGACAGAACACCTGATATGGGTGGCTTGGGTTTCTGGATTGCACAGATGGACAAGGGAATGGATGTCGTAGAGGTGGCTGCTCGATTCATTGACTCGCCGGAGTTTAGACAGACATATGGTACGAACGTTTCGGATACTAAATTTTTAACCAGTGTTTACAATAATGTTCTTGATCGCGATCCGGATACCGCGGGCTTGGCTTGGTGGGTCAACGAGATGAAGACCAATCCTGCTAAAACTTGGCAAAAGGTTCTAGCCGACTTTAGCGAGTCTCCTGAAAACCAAACAAATGTAGCCTCGCTGATTGCCAACGGCATTGCCTACGATCCGTGGATCTAAAGTTGCATTTATAGCAACGGTTGTCCAAAAAGATCCTTTTTGCTATACTAATGGCATGAATAAGGACATGACATTTTATCTTAAGTGGCTTGCAACTTTTGTAACAATTGCAGGCGCCATTTGCACTAGTATTAACATTTACCCGCTAGGCCCAGCCCTGCTTAATGTAGGGGCTTTTTTATGGCTCATTGTAGCCATTAAATGGCGTGAGTGGAGTCTTATTACAATTAATGCAACACTTCTTGCAATTTATACAATAGGTTTAGTTATTAAATTGTTAACCTAAGGACAGATATGTTTTGGTTTCTTATAATTTTGCTAATAGGTTTCTGGGCTTACTTAGCCTATAACAACAACAATCATAGCTAAAAAGCAACACTTTTTTTGGTAGGCCAAAAAAAACCATTTTGCTATAATATTGGTATAGTAATTAACAAGGAGCATATATGATACTGGCACAAGAACTTAACAAATACACAACACTTGATCGTTACGAAATTGCTAAAGTACTTGCCCGCAGCGGCTACTCGGGTATGCGTTTTGAATCTGCTAACTTTTTAGGCATTACTAACAGTGGCGACTTTTGCTATAAAATAACCTACTTTGACGAAAGCGGTACCGGCGAAGTAGAAACCGGTAAAGTATTTGTTAACAAAGATGCAACTGGTGACATGGTTGCAGAATTTTAATCATTGACCAAAAAGGTCCATTTCTGTATAATAATGGTATAGTAACTAATAAGGAGCATACCAAATGAGAACAGCATTCGAAGGTCTTACTACCAAAGAAATCCGTGAAGTCGGCATGTACGGTTGCACCGAAGCCCAGATGCGTGAAGCAGTAGAGTCCAGCATCACTTTCAAGTTCTCTGGTCCGGCTATGGTTGTTGCCAGCATGATGTCGGATGCACAAGAAATGACCAACACCGAATACGGCGAGGTCGACTTTAACCGTGCTGAAGACGCACGCCAACAGCTGAACCGTGCCAAGTGGGTTTTGTTTGAGTATATCATGGACCGTAACGGTTCGGTTGTTGCTCCTATGAAAGGTTAATATCATGGATGACAAAACTTTGATTGATTGCCTGTACAATGAATTAATCCATTTGGATGAGCAGGCT